CTTAGATGAGCTACAAGAATTATTAAAAAGTTTTTCGGTTCGCTATACCAAAGCCGAATGTTTGGATTTACCAGCTAAAACTTATACGAAACGTTATGTTGAGCTTACTAAAGAACAACAAGTGGCGTATGCACAAATGAAACAAGAAGCAGTGATGATCCTGGAGGACGAAACTTTTTCGACCATGAACGTCTTAACTCAATTGATGCGCTTGCAACAAGTAGTAGCTGGCAGTTTGCGTAACGAGGCAGGCGAAACTATTTACTTAGAGAACAACAGACTACCTGCGGTATTGGATGTGCTGGCAGAGACGGATGGTAAGGTTGTGTTATTTGCTGTGTTCCGTACAGACATAGAGAGGTTAGCAGAAATGCTCCGAGAAAAATATGGAAAAAATTCGGTGGCCACATATTACGGCGATACCCCTCAAAATGAACGTCAAAATATAATTACTCGCTTTCAGGACCCAGATAACGAGTTAAAGTATTTTATCTCAAATCCGCAAACAGGTGGTAGAGGAATCACGTTAACAGAAGCAAACGTTATAATATATTACTCAAACAGCTATGACTTAGAGCTACGAATTCAATCTGAGGACCGTATTCACCGTATCGGGCAAAACGATAAATGCACTTATATAGACTTAGTAGCCAAAGATACGGTGGACGAAAAGATTTTAAAAACCTTGCTAAACAAAGTGAAAATAAGTAATGAGGTATTAGGGGAAGTTAGACAATGGTTTGATTAGCAGTATAATTAAACTATGGCAAAAAATATTGTAGAACGCACCTCGAAAGATTATGGAGGCTTTAAAGACAGCTTTGATCAAATTGCTGGAATTCTTTCTTTACTGGCGCCGGATCCAAACGACCCATTAGAATACATAGGTGCCAGCGCTGGACCGTATGGTTTACCGGTTTTACTTGCTAGAAAACTACAAAAGGCTAAAGATTTAATAGAACGAGGCAAAGCCAGTTCAAGAATGGGCGCACAAATGGGCAGTGATGCTGAAATGGACGCGGGTGAAAAATTAATTAACGAAGGTAATGCTTTGATTAGAGAAGTTATGAGTGAGCCAGGGGTAAGCAAAAAACAAATAGATGAATTTTTAAATCCACCAATGCCCAAATCTGATTTAACTAAGGAACAACAATTAGAAAAAATTAGAAACTTGAAAGAAAAGTTTGGTCCAGTTAAGAAAACGACTAGACAAGAAAGAAATCCTGATTACCCAAACAGACTGCTATCCGATAAATTAAATTCAAATGATGTTGCAAAAATTTTGGAAGAACATGGATTTGTTGAAGCTCAACAGTATGGGAAAAGACTGGGTATAAATGAATATGAATTTACTGATGATGGAAAAATAATAGCTTATGAAACTACAAAGGATCTTTTAGGCAGACCAAGCACAACTCAAAGAACTTTTGACAGCCCAACTCTAAAAAGAATAAGAAACTATTTAGGTTATAAAGAAGGTGGTTTAGTAAAAGGTTTAAAAGCAAGTGGTACAACAATGAATTATGGAGATTATGGTAGGAGCTATAAATGAAACTATTTGTTAATTTAAAAGAAGATTTTGCTATGAACGAAGGGATTGCAAAAGTTTTAGAAGAACTTAATCCAGTTTTAGAAAGAGCTTTGTTAGAAAAAAGTGACACCTGGGATTTAATTACAGCCAGCATGATTCAAATTGCTACGTTAGTGGGTCGTAAAGATTTAGATAAGGACATAGTAATTACTATGCTGTGTTACATGCTGGCTCAGACTGATGGCGTATTTGTTGATGAGGACGAAACGAGACACTAATGCAAAAACCAGAAACCATAAAACAATTGCGTAGTATTCTGATTAAGATGCGTAGCTTTGATGTGGTCCAATACTGTTTGGACAATCCCCAGGTCGAGCTAGGTGAAATGCTCAGGGCCAAAGAACGTTTGGAGTTAGACACGCAATCCAAGTTAATTACTCAAGAGATTATAGAAAAGCTTAAAAAGAACTTGTAATGGCTGAAACGGGATATAAATTTAAACAAGGTGCTGGAGGCTTTCCTCCAGAGTTAGCGGATCGTTTAAATGAAACAGGTATTGGTTCGTTATTTACGCCCTTAAAAACTGAAGAATTTACAAAGAATGGTAAAACCTTTATACGTTTTCCAGAGCCACTTTACTCCAGGACTTTAGGTCTTTACAGGCCTGATGAAAGAGAAATAGTTGCTAGACCTCCAGCAGTTGGAGCGGAAACTTTTACAGAAGAAGCTGTAGAACCAGAGTATCAGAATACTCTTGCTCACGAATACATACATGATGCGGTAGCACAAACGGATTATATGGATAGTTTAAAAAATTTAAGTTTATCTAAAATTACTAATCCTTTTAATAAAAACTATGATGCCAAGCAGGCTAAGGAAAAAGAGATTGGTGAAGCTTCTAAAATATTGGCTAATATGGGTCGAAGAGGTGCGCTTATAATTGAAGAAGTTTTAGCCACAGCATTAGGACACACTTTTGAAAATCAAGTACTACCTAGCACTGGTATTCCTGACGAAGATAGCGATCTATTATCAGAGGTGCGGTATAGGTTGGATAGATATAATCTTAAAGATGACTTTAAACAAAAAGTAATAGATGACATACCTTTTTTATTAGATCATTTTTCAACACACATGCTTAAACAACAAGCCAAACCAAGCGGTGAAATGTTAAAAATTTCCGAAGCGCCTAACTATAAGTAATGGCACGTATTAAACAAGTCCAAGCGATTGATCCGAACAAACACAAGGCCAAATGTACGTCACAAAGCACAAAAAGAAACATTGGTTTTTCCAAGATGAACAAACACAAGAGGCGATCTTTTAAAAAATATCGTGGACAAGGCAGATAAAACTTGTAATACTTGCCATATTATGGCACTACGTCTCGATGGAAAAGTGTCTAGTCTGGCGGATAGCCCTTGTATTGGCAGATGCTCAGTCGCTCAATGGGGCGACGATAGATGCAAAGGCTGTGGACGTTATGAACGTGAAACTATGTCGGCATATTGGAACGCCTTGCCGGAGACCGAACGTAAGTTAATTAATTTACGCAACGCTTTTGAAGGCTTTGAGATCCGACACTTGCGTAAAGAATAACGTTACAGACTGGCTAATTTTAAAGCCTGGAGTAGACAGGAAGGAGAACACTGCGCTAAAAATGACTAAAAAATACATTCACGTTAATCAACATAAGATAAAAGCCAACCTAAAAAACGCTAGTAATGAGCCTGTTATTACAATTAAAGAAGGTAAAACCAACACTTATTGTCATGCCGTAAAGATTAAAGGTGATTCGGTGGTGCGTTATGGTGAAGCAGGTAAACCAATTCTTTCTTGTGGCGCTCGAGTGGTTATTGAAACACAGGCAGATATAGAAATAGTTAGATAATGAAAGATAAAATCAATCCCCCACACTATAAAACTGGTCTAGTTGAGTGTATTGAAGCAATCGAAAGTAGTTTATCCCCGGAAGAATTTAAAGGGTACTTGAAGGCAAGTATCATTAAATATTTGTGGCGCTATGAACAGAAAAATGGCCTGGAAGACTTACAGAAAGCCGATTGGTTCTTAAGAAAGCTCATGTATCACGTGGAAAAAGACGAAGGACAAGGGACCAAGGACATAATGTGGAAAAAACGTATAAATTAGGTAGAAATTAGGTAAAAACGGGCTAAAAAGCCTTTCCTATAGAGGGTACTTTTATAATTACACCTAATGTGAATTTCTATTTCTCTGACTTTTTCTGGAACTGACTATCAAAATTTAGCAATAAATCGACATTATGACGTTAGGTAAAGCTGTAAAGTAGGTCCTATAAGGGTTTCGACCTAATTTCTACCACATTAGGTCCACATTATGTACATTATGTGAAAATTAGTGCTATGATATTATATTCATTACTTTCTCCTTCGCTTAGGGGACAACGACACTTCTCCCCTTGTTCCCTAAGCTTTTTTCCTGTTTAATTATCCCGATGGCAAAAATAAAAGACCAAGACTTAGTTAGCAACGCTTTTAATATTACTGAAAAAGCCAAACGCTTTGCTGAAGAATACGTTTACAACGACGGCAGTAAAACCAAAGAAGAGTGTGCGATTTCTGCCGGATATTCCGAATCTTCTGCTTCTGTTCGAGCTTCTGAATTAACTAACCCAAGAATGTACCCTAAAGTTGTTAAGTATATTGAACACTTGCAAAATCAATTAGCCAGTAAATATCAAGTTACTTACGGCAGACACATAAGAAAACTTGCCGAGATTAGAGATTTAGCAATAGAAAAAGGTAACTTTACCTCTGCAGTTGCGGCCGAAGTACAACGAGGTCGTGCAGCCGGCTTGTATATTGAACGCAAGGAGATTAGAACGGGATCCCTGGAGAGCTTGTCTATAGAAGATTTAAAAACCAAAATTAAAACGCTTGTTGGTGATTACAAACCATTACTTGATGAGGGCGTTGATGAAGCAACAATCATTACACAAGAAAATAAATTAGACTCGTAGCTATCCGTAGCTTTTCGGCCTTGCGTTTTTGGTTTTAATTTTATGTAAGCCCGTTGGGTCTAGGATATAAGAATAGTGATAGCCGTCTTTGTCTTTTACCACTATTTGAAAGCCATCAAAGTGAGTAATGATTGTCTTTCCTTCACGAAGTAAATAATCCTTGAGCTGAGATAAACTTGACCATTCTTTAGCTAGTAAAGGGTCTTGTTTCTGTTCTTGTGCCGTTGGTGGGGTAGCTTCTAAAATATCATAGATATATTTTTTTACTAGCTCGTTGAGATCATAACGAGTAATCATTTTCTTTTTCTTGTAATACTTTTTACCTAAATTTAATCTTTCTTCATCTGAAAGTTCAATTGCTATGTTGGTTTTCATGCTTCCTTCTCAAAGTGTAGTTTTCTGATTTTCTTTGTTTAGTGGTTCTTCGTAAAAGTAAACTATGGCGACAACGCCTTTAGTGGCACATTCTTTAATGCGATAATCTACTTTTGAAGATATGCTTGAACAACCGAGTAAATCGGCTACTTCATCTATTGTTAATTTACTCATGCTTCCTCCTCTAAAATAAATCTATACTTTTCTGTGTTATTTTCTATTATTGTTATCTGGTCTTGTAAGTGTTCAATGTCTTTTTGCAGTTCATTTAAATCTAATTCACAATTTAAAATATCATCTTTATTAACTGCAACATCATCAAGCAAACAAGCAACAGATATACTTGCTTCTTTAACTGCTTCTAATAATTTACTCATGCTTCCTCCTTTAATCGTTGTATTACTTCTTTGTAATTTTCTCCATTACATTCACATAACTCTTTAAAAGTTCTTTGAGAACTATGCAAATATCTCTTATCTTCTTCATAATCTTCTTCGGGCGATTGGTATAAAAGACTTTCAATTATTCTTTCTGATTCGTCTCTAATTGCTTGTCTAAGTTCTTTGTTATTCATGCTTCCTCCTTTTTAGTTCATTATATTTAATCCATAACTCCCTATCAGATGGGTCGACATTACCAGTAATTTGCCACCATTCCTCTGATTGTTTCCAACCCTTGTAATATTTACTTTCAATATCGTTTATTTTTGCTTGTAGCTCTTCGACTGTCATGCTTCCTCCACTTCAAAACAACTACTATCATAAGCAAAACACTCATCAGAAGTATCTATAAAATGCTGTGCCTCCTTTTCACTATCAAAAACATGTTCAAGTAAATAAGAGTTCATAGTGTCTGTACACCTAATCATAAATCTTTTTTCTGTCATGCTTCCTCCTTTATGTGTTTTCCTTCTTCTATATATTTATCAGTATTTTCGTCATAAATATCCATAACTAGCCAATCTTCTATGTTTTCTTTTAAATTATTAATAGCTAATTCTTTTGCTTCTTCTACTGAGCAGTCTATTGCCCAAATTGTAAAATCTGTAGTCAGATTAATTCTAAGTTCTTGGTATTTTTTCATCTTTTTACCTCGTATTGTTTATCTAAATCTCTAAAAATAAGTCTTACTGTGTCGTCTGCTAAAACTGTGTGGTCGTGTTGCATGATAAAAGTGTCCTCGTCATAAACTACTATGGTTATCTTCATGCGATAATCATTTAATTTAACCTTCACTGTTTTCCTCTGCATATTTCTTGTCGATAAAATCTTTATTTTCTTTTTGCCATGTAGCTTTAGTTTTAAAAGTTTCTCCGTAAGCATGTTTCTCGGACAAGTATTCTTGATAAAACCTGTCGATAAATAACTGCTTGTTGGATCTTTTTTCCTTGTAGCTAAAATCTGTGTCTTTGGGCATCTTAATCATAATTATTTTCTCTGTTAGGTCGGTAGCTGATTTTAAGGGTACCTTTGCGTCATATAGTATGGTACTAACTTCAGCTGATGCATTGTAATAAAACCAGCTACCTATTAATTGGTATCGAAACATCAACCAATTAAATATTTTTCTCCGTTTTTTCTTTGTTACAAATAGGACAATTGTCTAATGGTTTAGGTATAACTGCGTTTTCTGGTATGGCACTTAATAATTGCTCTAATCTATCGATAGCAGTATTCATCAGTTCTGGTTTGTCTGTTACTCTTAACAAATCAATCATTCCTATTTGATGTCTGATAAGTTCTTCTAAGTTCTTTTCTTTTATCACTTTTCCTCCGTTTTCTCTGTTATAAACTTGTCAATATAATCTATAGCATCATCTAGTCGTTTGTGATTTTGAGTATAAATTGTTGGTTTACCATTTTTAAAAACATAATCTTTGATGTATTCCCAAGCACAATCCAAGTGCCATTGTTCCCATTCTGCTTTTTTAATTACTTGTTGTTTGTCTTTCATGCTTCTTCCTTTTCTAATTCTGCTAAGTATTCCTGCACAATTTCTTCGCCAATAATATAAGCGTACATATTGACAACGTGTTCTGGCGAAGAAAAATCTGAATTAACTTCGCCAAAATTAAATTGTTCATACTCTCTAATATGTTCTATAACTTCAAAGACCATATCGCCTAGCCATTGTTTAGCTTGATAAGTTCCTATGATGTAGTAGTCCTCATTAAAAGCGTGGTGGTGTAGGTCGTCTTTCCAATCTTTAGATTCTTTCAACCATTCCTCATTGTCTTCAATGTAGTTATCAAAGTATTCTTTGATTTCTTCTTTTTTATAATCCATGTTTAGTTCCTTTGTTAAGCAAGTTCAAGGTTCTTGTTTTATCAAGTATCGCTAAATACTCAAGAAGAATAATGTTATGTGTACTTCTTCCAAGCCGATTTTTTGCACACAACCTCTATCTTTGCAAATGTTCTTTAGGCGTAAAAATCTATTGCTTGATCGTCAATAAATTCTCTCCAACTTTCGTTTACACTATCAACTAAAAAAGGATAAGCTTCTGTTGAAACTAATCCTTTTAACTCTAGTACAAACTCTCGGTCTTCTGTCCAATGATGCTCACAGTTTATCCT